TGCAGAACCACCAACTTGCTGTTGTACTGTTTGTTGCGCATTGGTTGGTTGTAATTGTAAAAAACCAGGGACTGGAATTTGAATTTGTGGTGCTTGCAAAGCAGGCAATCTAGGACCAGGATCCATAGGTGCTTGCTTAAAGAATGCAAGGGCATCATTAATTGCATTTTCAATATTCTCAATACCAGCATTCAATCCAGTTGCAATACTGTTGTACATATTATAAGGTATATCTACAACAAACTGTACAGTACTTTCAATCCATTTAATTATATCAATAAAGAACTGTTTGATTGGATTGAGATACTTATGAGGATCATTTATAATATCCATCACTCTCAATATCAATCCACCCAATAGCGTATTGATAATAAATTTCTCAATCATTCCAAACAAATCACTAACTGGTTTGGCAATCCTTTTTAAGGCACCAGACATAAACCCACTTTTACTTTTACCACCCTCTAACTTTGCTTCTCTTGCTGAAACTTTATCTTTATTGGCAAGTCTTTCATCTCTATCAGACTCTTTCTTTTCAAGATCATATTGTTTCCTGAGTGTGTCAAGAATACTTTGAATGTTCTCATCAATTTTTTGAAGAGAAGGTGCAAGAACTTTCTGATTGAAATCATCCTTCTCTTCAACCTGTGCTTCTTGCTCTTCCTCAACTGTTTTACTAATCTTCTGTGCTGATGGCAACAAACCAGCAGGAGTTACAACAGGTTTGTCAGTCTCTACATCTGCTGCTTCACCTCTATCAAAGAAACTATCTGCACTGACAGTCTTCTTGTTTACCTTAAATCTACCAGTCTTACTCTTTACTCTCTTGTATTCATCAGTAAGAAGTTCTACTTCCTCAGTAGGCATCTGACTGTCAGTCATCCTGCCAGCCATCATCTTCTCTTTTAGAAGAGTTTTATATGTATCATAGTCAATATCAACTACATCTTCAAGACCAAGTAGTCTGAGGATGACATCATCTACATCTTCCCCTACCAAGTCCTCTTCACTTGCTGCATCTGTTGTTTGAGGAATTACTGCAAGAGCAGTTGAACCACCACCCTCCTCCTCTATAACATTCTCAGTTAAATCTTTTAGTCCCTGATTATATTCTACTTCATCATAGTGTCCTGCAAGTCCTAGGCATACATCAATGAAGTCATTGTCTTCACCAGTAATAATTTTAAGATCTATATCCTGCTGCTCATCCTCTGACAAATTCTCGTAGTAAAACCCTAACTTTTTGAGACGATCTTCTGTAAGTTTGGAAAGCAAATCCTTTCCAGTCTCGTTCTCATAAATTTTTAGTAGTTTTACTACCTTACTATCCATTCTGACGTGCCTTTGCTTTTTGTTCTTCTTCTTCTAGGTGTTGTTGTAGAAGTCCAACATTAACATCACGCTCCCACGGCATCATGTTTTCAATCTCAGTTAATGAATATTTATGGTACTGCATCAAGGCAAAATTTAACCTGTAATAACTTTCAAGGTCCATATGGGAAAGACCTATCCGAAAAAACTTGATAACCCTTCTAGTACAACAATGCTAGCCACATCAGTGACTGGATTTACCACTTCCAAAGTATGAGAAAGTTTAGGCATAGTCTCAAAGAACTTTTCAACATCCTTAAATTGAGTAGAACTCATTTGATTAAGGAACTCAACCACTTCTTTCTTTGTACAGTCAGCAGTAGACCAAACTTCATCTTCATTATAGATTTTATCAATACAAGATGCAATCAACTCAAATGACTTGTCAACATTGCTTGTATCAACCTGATCAAAGTTATTCTTAATGAACTGATCAAGAGATGGATACTTCATCTCCATCATCAATGAATCATCAAGTCTAATTTGTTTAGTGTGGTTTTCATCCTCAACAACTTTAATATCATCAAGATTAATGCTGACAGGGATGGGTGTTGTACCATCATCTGGAGCAATAATACTAATCTCCACCTCTTCACCAACAGACTTGCCTCTAATATTCAGGAACAAAAATTCAATATCAAAGGTAGGAAGATCTTCAACCTTCACTCCTCTTGTAGAGATACAAGACTTGATTACTGTCTTGATAGCATTAGTAATCTGTTTAGTATCTTCACTCTCTAATGCAAGAACAAGTAACTTCTCTTCCTTAACTAAGAAAGGTCTAAACTTAATCTTTTGTTTTGTTGATGGCAACTCCAAGTCATATGTTGGTGTGGCAATTTTTGGTAAAGGCATAATATTACTTCAGTCGTTATATTTATTTGCGTTTTTTAGACTTTTTTGGGGGTGCAATTCCTAAATCATTTTCAGTCAAGACCTTGAACTCAATACCATTATCTTTGGCAAAGGCATCAGCAGCTCTCCACTTTGCCTGATTCACAGCATATGTTTTTGCTTCAGTAATGAATGTCTTAGTCATCCTAGCAGGTTTCTTTGGTTCAATACATTGTCTAGCAGGTTTGATTTCAATAATATATCTCTTGACCTCACCATTCTTGTGTCTAATTTGCACAATCCCATCAGGATAATACCTATGTGTTCTGTTGTCAACAGGACTTACATATGGGATGCTGAACTCTTCTGCTGCATACTTCAACACAGCATCATTTCTGTCACACCATCTTAGAAAGTGCAGTTCCCAACTACTTCTATACACAATGTTAGAAGTATCTCCCATATACTTCTCTGGGAATTGTGGATGAAACCTACCTTGGTGCCACTTGTTTCCCCTTGGCATCAGTTATACATAGTAATGATAGTAGTAACGTATTTAGATGCCTTTCCCTGCTGGTGGACCTGCACCAGGTCCAATTAAAACAAGTGCTATTAAGAGTAGAATTCTAAATGTTGCTACTCCAAATAATTACATAGTAAAATTGCAACCACCAGGTAAGGTTACATCTCTGTTGGCTCAGAGAGGCATTCCATATGGCATTGATGGTTCAGACATTGAATTGAGATGTCATAGAACAACTATCCCTGGTTCAGCATTCTTGACACACTCAGTCAGTGCTGACATTCAAGGACAAGTAGAGGAGATTCCTTATAGAAGAGGTTATGATACAGAAATTGCAATGTCATTCATTGTAGATACTGACTATAAGGTTATCAATTTCTTTGAGACTTGGATGGATTATATGAGTGGTATGGCAAATAGTGAAGGAGATAATACTGTATCTTACTATGCTCCTGGTGCTGTATACAGACCTAACTACTATAATGATTACATTGCTGACATCTTTATCACTAAATTTGAGAAGGATGCTGGTACATCCCATAAGGGAAATAGAATTCAGAAACCAGAGATTGAGGTAAACCTCCTCAAGGCATACCCCAAACAGGTACAGCAAGTTGAGTTGAGTTATGGACCTACTGGTGAATTTTTAAACTTGGAAGTGTCATTTGGATACTCAAGATATGTAAAGAGAAGTGTGAATATAGTAACTAGTGGACCAATCTTAGGTGACCCCACTCTTGGTCTTAATGATTTGGTTCCAGGTCCTGGTCAACCTCCAACCACAATATTAAACCCTAATCCAGGGTCATTTGCGTAATAAATAACTAAAAAGATAATGAAGTCTTTCTACCAATTCCAAGAGGATGCAGCAGGTGCAACCAAAGCTGCAATATCTGCATCAGGTTCCTATGATGGATCATCTAGTGCTGACACAATTGATGCTAGTGGAGAGCACAAGTCAATTGATTGGATTGGTAAGAGAAAGAAGGCGAAAGAGAAGAGAGAGAAGGAACAAAAAGATATTAAGAAGAAACCATTAGCAACCAAACCTGATGGTCCTGGTAAGCAAAAGGATAGAAAACCACAGAAGTATAGACAGGCAAACAAGACTGCATCACCTAAACCTGAGAAGGGTGGTGCTATTACCAAGGCATCACAACCACAGAAGAAACCTGCTCAGGATTCAATGGTGGCAAAGAAAACTGCTGCTTCTAAGCAACCACCTCAACATAAACAAGTTGCTGCTAGACCTGTATCAACTGCAATGGCAGGTGCCAAAAAGAAACCTGCTATCAAAGCAGCACCTGAAAAGAAAGCAATCTCTGCTGCTCCTGCCAGACCACAAATAAATCCACAAGCAAACAGAAAAGCACTGCCAGCAAGTCGTGGATGAAGAACTAGAGCTCTATCAGAATAGCACTATTGATAGATTCTCAGAGTCAGTAGTCAATGACATCATTCTCAACACAGATGTGGATGACATGATGACAGAGATTGTTGGTGTACTTGAGAGTGGTGACAGGGAGATGTCAGTTGATACTGTCCCTCTTCCTGGTAAGTTCTATACCTATGTCTATAAACCAAAAACACCTAGGATTGAATATGATGAGCACCCACTGATTGCTTGTTTGGGTGTTGAGAAGTGGGGGTTCAGAGGATTGAACTATCACTGGGGAACTTGGAGAAATTATTCTTGGGAGGAGATTGTAGGGTATCCTTACATCATCTACCCCTCAGAGATTAAAACTATGAGACAGATTCCATATCAAAAATTCAAACTAAATATCTAAATGGACCTCCAGTAACCAAAATGGCAGAATATTATAGAGAACTTACCATAGATGGAGTAAAAGTAAATACTTACACTGATACTGTAACTGGTAGTATCAAAGTTTATAGCAAAGAATTTGGTGCCTTTGGTAGCAACTTGCTTGCAGAATCTATACCAAAGGATGGTTCAACTAAATGGAATATAGTTC